GTCTCAGGGAGAGAACGTTCAGAAAAGACAGGGGGGGTCGCCTTGTGGCTAAAAAAACGACCACCTTTAGCGCTGTTACATGATTTGCACATGCTTTGTAAATTATCTGGGCTCCACATATCGCCACCCTTAACACGTGGAATGATGTGATCTACTGTGTGCGCTGGCCTGCCACATGATGCACACTGCCAGCCATCACGATCTAATATGGTAATGCGTAGTTTCTTCCACTTACCACTGCCTATTGCTTTATTACTCAATGCCATCCTTTAAGCTTGTAATGCTCTAATGCTTTACACATAGAACCATATCTATTATTGATGTACTTGATACCCCAGTCTATTTGCTTAACACCATTAACAGTTGCAAGATACTTAGACCTACCTTGTGGAATACCTATATGTGAACCATTACGAGCTTTAGGATCCCACTTACTATTCTCTTTAGAGTACAGCTCTACCAGGCAATAGGCTTCTTCAATATCATTTAATTGTATGAGTATGTATTGCTTGTAATGTATAGGCTTGTAATTATCAGCTGCAACAGAATAATCTTTTACAAAGATAAAGTTAAATGCAATTAACAATAGAGTGAGCCAAACTCTGCACCTTCCGAGCCCTGCCGTTGGCGGCTCAGCTTTGTGATTTAAGATCACATGCTTGTTTAGGGTAGCATGCCCTGTCAAATCAATCAGCATAACCGCAGGTCAGACGGCAAGTCACAATACGTAAATCATCGGTGTCAATCCAAGTCTCATCCCAGCCAGCCATCATATTGACATCCAACCTATGTACTGTGCATCTGGATTATTAGCTAACCACTCCTCACGCAAAGCATTTTGCCATTCCCAATCTATATCTGTAGATTCGCTCATTTTTGGCCACCCCATCCACCACCTTTAAATATTAAACCAGGTGCGCTATATACCCTGCTCATTTGTAAATTACATTTAGGGCAAGACATAGGCCCAACTTCATCATCATAAGATTTATGTACTGATCCATAAGTGCCGCATTCATTACAGCTGTATTCATACGTTGGCATCTTTTGCTCCAATCAATTGGCAAGTGTGGCAGACCACGGCGATAAACTTCCAACTACCACACTTATCACATCTGGATATATCTGAATCAGGTACATCCAACGCTTCGGCTATATTCTTAACACCGACACATCCACAATCCATACACTGATAAGCCTTAAATCCATCGGGCATATCCAATTGATCGAGCCATAAGAACTCGGTCTTGCGTTTACAGCCATTACATTTGAATTGTGGGTGCATCATGGTAATATCCTTATTGCCTACAGTGGCACTGAGTACAAACTAAGAAATTACCAGAATGTATCAGCCTGTCGTCATTACAAGCTACACAAACATCGGTAGAAGGCAAGAACTTTACCTGGTCGTTCTCTATGCGCTCCAGGTAAGGCCCACCTCGAAGAATCTCGACATAACCCATTTATTCACCCCCTTTGTCTTTAGCAAAGAACCAACCGCCAGTGGCATCTTGCTTGGCCCAAACAGCATGTTCTTTTATATTGTTTTGACAAACATATCCATAATAAGGTTTGCCCGTTGTTTTATTAGTTCCTGATCTCAGCGTATGCCCATACTCGCAGCACAACGTTGGTGGTTTTGGTGGCTCAGGTATTTTGACACCATCTGTAGTCCACTGCACTGGATCATCTAACTTATTATCTACACTGAATGATTCACGTAACACATCTTCTACAGCTCTAGCCCTTGTGCCAGGTGGTGAATAATGTGCAACCTTTGTCATTTCTTCTCGGCTAGCCCTTTTGCCCTTAGCTGCATAACCTGCATTTGCAAGCGCTCTGCCGATCGCTGAAGTCTCAGCATTCTCCAATGCAGAAGTTGAATTGACACCCCGATCAGACACGCTCTCACTAGCAAGCCCAGTCGCCCACGGCTTTGCATCGGCTTCCGTCTTAAATAATTCAGCACTAATAATGTATCTAGTGTCTGTGGCCTGCTCAATCTTTGTGAATACTCTTCCATCTGGATACTCCTTCCAAAACTTTTCTAGTCGGCTCTCGACTGTTTCGTAATCTTGTAAATTAAATGCCATCAGCTACTCCAAACTCTTTGTCATAATGGTCGTGCAATTCTTTATAGATGATTGCGTAACCAATGATGTCTTTAACACTATCTTGGTGATTTGCAGTTTCGGCAAGTCTGCTGACTTTAACGAGCAATTGCATGATGCTGACCTGCATTGGCGATATGTAATCTCCATAATAAGCTGACCACAATTCTGAGATTCGCTCGTGATTGCTTTGACTGCTTCCGTAAACCGATCCTCTAGTTGTGAGGATTGTTGCGATCTCATCCAAAAACTCAGTTCTGCTTGTCATAGTCAAACACCTCATCGGTTTTAACTTTATTCTCGATCATACGGCGATGCATATTCCAACCATCACGGCGACCTAGGTAGTAATAACGTGCTTCTGCATTTTCTTTATTAACGTGTACATACCAGCCCACCAATATTGCAGCTAGAAATGCGTAACACACTGCGTAAAATAAATCTACAGTAATCATATAGCCCTATCTATGCTCACATACTTTGTGGCATGGCAATAGTGTGACACCTGTGTATGACTTTGTGGATGATTTAAACTGTTTTGTTTATAACAATTAGATAACGTTAATATCTTCGAGGTCATCGATATGGTCATCGATTGTGCGCTCTGCGTACTCTGTATTAAGCCCCATAGTGTTTGCCTAATGCTGTAAATGAGCCATCCTTGTTAATTGGCACCAGGGTTGGTGTCAGGGTCTTGCCTATGGTTTCTAGTATAGCAATACCCATCTGCCAATTAGCGCTTCCATAGCGTAAATAAGAGGCTTTCTTACGATCCATGAGATTACCTACCTCAACGCCGTATAAGGCCCTGTAATGGCTTCCTACGCCCTCTGAATAGGCACTCATGCCTAGCCTGTGGGTGTGGCCACACAATACAGATTTACCCCATTTTTTAGCCAGGTTAAGAGCTGTAATACCTGCGTGCTGTGACATATTGCCTTCGTCGCCATGAGCCAGCATCCACCCTGGGTGAAACTCATAGGCGGTTTTGTGGTAAGTCATACCCATCTCAGCGAATGACATAAACGCTGGGTATTGTAATTCGGGTAGGTTAATTAACCCAGGTACTTTTAATAAAGTGTTGTATAGGCGATCAGTATGATTACTGCGGATAATGTGCATCTCTGGACTGTACTCACCGAGATCCCACAGAATCTGCTTACATAGCTCACGATCTGCATGTAAGTCTTCTGAGTAAGCCAAAGGTGTCTGTTCACTCCATTTACTAATACTCTGAAAATCAATTTCATCTCCAACCACCAATACTGAATCAAACTTCTCACGCCTTGCCAACTTAATAACATTTTTTACAGCTGCTTCATGGTGATAAGGCACCTGCAAATCTGAGATAACGAGGTATCTGGACGGCTTAATCTTCATCCTCTTCAAAGTCATCAAGTGGATTTTTAATAGGATCTTTACTATCTATGATCCAGTCTGGATAACTTGATCTATCCATCGCAAACGCTAAAGCTGTGCCTTCATCCATTCCAGATTTACGGCAGGCCATATAAACTTCATTAGCTGCTATTGCCCAAAAATCTAGCTTTGTAAGTACAGGCTCTTTAGTAGTCCTGCGTCTACGTGCTATCTTCTTCTTAGGTTTGCGTTTAGTAGCCATATTAAAATTATGACTTACTAATTAGAATAAAGAGATCATCGACACGCTTTTCTAGTCTTGTTAATTGATCCTTCATACTAGAGCCACCATTAGGGCGTAACTCATTAAGCCAACCTCTAACTAGAAAACGTAATCCGACTAGCCCGCCTGATAGCACGGCCATAACGCCAGCGCCAAAGCCAGCCCACTCTGTAGGTGTCATGCTTCATTAGCACCGATACCATAAGCAGTGTCGGATTTATCTAGAGCCCTAGCTGCTGGACCTGCTAATGCTGCAACAATCACAGACACAGCAGGATCTAAACCTAATTCATTACTTGCTAAAAATGTTAGTAGCGATACAAGCACACCTCTAAAGTATGATTTTAGTATTGCTTTTTGTTTCTTGCTTATCTTCATATCTTGCCCCCTATTAGTGGTATGTCAAACGCTGTGCCATTTAGATCACCTAGTGTTGTAAAGCTAATATGTAT